AGAAGAAAAAGAAAGTAAATAGTAAGCAGAAAGGAGCAAGAGGTGAACGCCTATGGCGTGATGTATGCCGTGCCAATGGGTTCGATAAGGTAAGGCGAACAGTCCAATATTGCGGTAATACAGGCGATGCATCGGACTGCGTAGGTTTACCAAACATCCACCAAGAGGTGAAGTTTGTAGAAAACCTCAATGTAAGGAAAGCCTATGAGCAAGCAGAACACGATGCAATTCAAGCAGATAATGGCGATATGCCAATAGTCGCATGGAAGAAAAATAATCAAAAGTGGCTTGTAATCATGAGTGCTGATGATTTCTTCAAAATATATAAGGGAAGTGAATGGAGTGAGGAACATGGCAGTTAATACATCGGTATATGGTATTCCGTATAATTGTAAAAATTGGTTAGCACTAGCATCAGTAGTATGGGGCAACCTTGATGTGACTGATGCCCTTGAAATTGTAGGCGGTAATGGTGCTGGTAATCGTAAAAGAATAAGCATACAAGATGAATTTAAACTAATCGATGAAGTCATTGAGCNAGAAGAAAAAGAAAGTAAATAGTAAACGAAAAGGTGCAGATGGAGAACGTGAATTTGCCAATCTATGCAAGGAACATGGATTTGATGTAAGACGAACGCAACAATATTGTGGGAATACAGGTGATGCCAGCGATTGTATTGGACTACCTAATATCCACATTGAAGTAAAGCGTGTGCAAGCATTAAATATCGATAAAGCAATGACACAAGCAATTCACGATAGCGAACATAAAAACGTGATACCAATCGTGGCACATAGAAAAAATAATGCTAAATGGTTAATCACCATGAGGGCGGATGATTGGTTTGAAATGTATAAAGAAAGCGGATTGAGTAATGGCAGTTAATACATCAACATATGGTATTCCGTACAACTGCAAAAACTGGTTAGCATTAGCATCAGTAGTATGGGGCAATCTCGATACAAGTGAAGCAATCAAAATTGTAGGCGGTAAAGGTTGCGGACTACCTAAGAAAGTAAGCATACAAGATGAATTTAAACTAATTGATAAAGTCATTGAATGTTGCAAGCGAGGTATGAGCAACAGACAAATCATGGCTGAATTGAATATTACGAGTAACCAGGTTACAAGAATGAAAATATGGGGTGATTGGATAAATGTTAGTAAAGAGATTAAATGAATATGTTGAACTGCCTACACGAGGTAGTAAATGGAGTGCTGGTTTAGATCTATATTGTCCATTCGATATTACAGTACCAGCAGATGCACAGAGAAAAATACCACTAGGAGTAGCGGTACAAATACCTGACTTTCATGTTGGATTGTTAGTACCACGCAGCAGCATGCATAAGACACCGCTACGCATGGCGAATAGTATGGGAGTGATTGATAGCGACTATACAGGGGAAATATGTGCGGTATATGACAATGTATCGTGCAAGAATTACACAATTAAGCGTGGCGAACGTATAGCACAGTTGTTAATTGTTCCGATATTATTGCCTGAGGTAGAAGAAACAGACCGATTATATGAAACGGAAAGAGGCAGTAATGGGTTCGGTAGTACAGGAAAATAGACAAAAAAGACAGTAAAAAGACAGTAGAAAGACAGATATAGGCGGTGAAATATCCACCTTATCATAAGAGGAAACAATGATGGATTTTGAACTATTATCAAGTGCGATAACAATTGTGCATGGTAACGATATATATAAGCCTATCATAAGAAGAAGGCCAGATGGTATTTTTGCTGAATATTGTATAGGTGGTGTAAACACTGCAGTAATGATAAGCATGTTCAATTTAAGAGAAGGACGAATGTCATTAGAAGAATATACAAGATTAGTACGAAAAAGAGTATTATTTGAACATATGAATTTCGTTGAAAGTGAGCGTGAGAAAGAATGGAGCAATGCGTATATGCAATGGAAAAAAGAACAAGAGGATAACAAATGTTAGGTTATAGCGGATATACAGAACATTCAGATTATTACATAGCACCTCATGATACATGGGAAAGTGCGTTTGAATTTCTAAAGCAACTGGCTTATGAAAGTGGCGATAATGAATTTTGTATCGGTGAGGTGCATCAAACAAGCGTGTTAAAGTTTGGAAATATAAAATGGTACAAATGGAATGAAGATAAAGGAGAATGGGAACATGAACGATAAACAATTTACAGATGAGTTATTCAAACGCATGTATGATCTAGGATACAAAAAAGCGGAAATAGAAAACGGAACGATATTCTTTTACAAAGACCGTGAATGTATTTCGCAATGGTCAAATAGAGTTGATATAAGAAGTACGTGTTTTACAGAAGAAAATCAACAGATTGATATTGCAGCATATCTAGGTGTTGTTGATTGGTCAAAAGTGGAAGTTGATACACCGATTTTTGTAAAGAATAGAAGTGAAAATGTGTGGAAGTGTAGATATTTTGCCAAATATGAAGATGGAAAAGTGTATACGTGGTGTGGTGGAAGAACATCTTGGAGTAATGTAACAGCTTATGAACCTATTGATTGGGAGTATGCGGAACTAGCATTTAAATAGTGAGGTGGAATGCTTGGAAGAATATGAAGAAAAACAACTAATAGAAAAGGCGGTTGAGTACCTACAACCTGTTAAGTTAATTGATGTACAGATTGCATCAATTAAAGAAGAAATCAATCAGTTAAGAGCGAACCTTACATCTATAGGTGCGATTGATTACTCAAAAGACCGAGTAACAGGCGGTGGAACTCCGCAAGGGTTAGAGGGGAGCGTAGCTAGATTTATTGATACAGTAGCAGAACGTGATAAGCGTATTGATGAATTATCAGAGTTAAAATGCGATGCGATCACATTGATTGATAGCCTTGATGAAAAACTAGGGGCGGTAATTCTCAGATATGAGTACATATTGAATACAACAACGGAAGATGCTTACAAAATGATTGGAAATTACTCAACCAAACAGGCGAAACGATATAAGCAACGAGCGTTGATTGAATGTGGTGAAAAGTTGTCCGCAAATGTCCGCAAATGTCCGCGAATGTCCGTATAAGTCCAAGTCAACATATAGTAGAATATAAGGTGTAAGGTTACAAACACGGGCAGTAATCTTATACCCTTCATAACACTTGGTGTTGCAAAAAACTTAATAGCAATTGAGGTGCGGGAAATACTTATATTTATTTTTTATTGAAAATTGTACTTCGGTAAAATCGTCATTAGAGCAAAAATACATTATTTCTAACTGCACCGCACCTCTACAATTGCACTTTGTAAACTGATACTGCACTCCTTTCCTTTCAAAAGATGCAAACTACTATACGATTTCATGAGTTAATCCTCCAAATTATTCATAAAATAAAGCAGTATCAGTTTAGAGAGTGTATATTGAAAACTGGAGTTATATATGTTTCCACTAAGAAACCGAGAATAACGTGTTATAGCTAGTGAATAACATGATTGCAATTCATTAACTCGTGTTAGAACGCATCTAACTGTATAACTTTGGTTTTGAATATACACTACAAGTGAATAAAACTATAACATAATGAGGTATATCTACGCTGATATATCTCATTTTTTGTATAAACTTATCAGAAAGGACGAAAATGACACAGGTACATTGCGATAGAAAGCATTGCTTGAACAATGATAAATACGGAATATGCACTGCTGATGTAATCGAATACAACGGATTGTGTCAGACATACATTACAGCCAAACATTCCTGTAAGACACATTGTGGAATATGTCGCAAGGATAAAGGCAAGTTAAAACGGAAAAGCGGTGAGGTTCTTAAATAATGGATATTGTAACGAAAAGCATACATGAACTAACTCCATATGATAAGAACGCACGCAAGAACGATAAAGCCGTTCCGTTGGTTGCTAAATCAATCGAACAGTTTGGATTTAAAGTACCAATTGTGATTGATAAAAACAATGTGATTGTATGTGGTCATACGAGGTATAAGGCAGCACATGCATTAGGTATTGAGGAAGTACCTTGTATTGTGGCTGATGATCTAACAGACCAACAAATAAAAGCATACAGACTGGCGGATAACAAAGTAGCCGAGGTATCTAAATGGGATAAAGGTATTTTGTCATTAGAAATGAATGAAATATTTGATTTTGATATGTCGGACTTTGGATTTGAAATTGCTGACCCAGTAGACACAGTTGAAATAGAACTACCGCAAAAGGAAAACGAGCGTGAGCGGACGGCTAATGCATATAACTTGTATTATTTTGATGAAAACAGATGCACAGGAATATATGACATACCTACACTAGACAAGGTGATACATACGCCAAAGTCATTGATGGGGTTTAATTATTGCAAAAGCACACCGCCACAAGATGGCGTAGGGGTTCATTTCTTTCTTGACGATTATCAATTTGAGAGAGTATGGAATAGTCCTGAAGATTACTGTACTATGCTTGCAGATTATGATTGTGTATTAACGCCTGACTTTAGCTTATACATGAACATGCCAATAGCGATGATGATATGGAATACATATAGAAGTCGCTTAATCGGTCAAATGATGCAAGACTATGGATGCACTGTTATCCCTACTGTGTCATGGGCTGGTACAGATAGCTATGATTTCGCCTTTGATGGATTACCAACAGGCGGAACGATAGCAGTATCCACTATAGGCGTTAAAAGAAACAAAGATGCATTTGATATATGGGTACAAGGCATGGACGAATGCATGAAAGTTGTTAAACCGCATAACGTAATCGTATATGGCGGAGATATTGGGTATACATTCGATTGCGATGTAACATACATTAGCAATGCAGTAACTGACAAAATGAAAGGGTGAGTATATGGGCGGTAGAGGTGCTGGATATTCGCTAACAGGTAGCGGAGAAGAAAGCAAAGGTACAAAGAAAAGCAAGGCAAAACTCGCAGCGTTGCAAGCTGAATTTGATTCTAGGTTTAATGAGCATGTAAATAACATGAGGGCAAGACAAGGCCAAGTATGGCACATTGAAAAAGCACAAGGCCGTGCAGAAAAAAATAGAGCGGATAAAGAAAACGCTAGATTAAAGAGCTTGCAAGAGAAGATAGAAAAACAAAAACAAGTGATTGAACGTCAAATACAACGTGATAATGCTAGAGGTAGTCTATTTGACTATAAAGGCAATTTGAATATCACTACACGAAATATTAAATCAGTAAAAGCATTCTTGAGGGATTTGGATAGTGGCAAAGTAACCATAAGGAGAACAAAAGCGACTATTAAATCGTGGAAAAATAAAGTTGCCAATTTAGAAAGCACTATGAAGAGTGCGAAAAAGGTGAAAATCTCTAAATCCGCTCAAAGTTTAATTGATAGTGGCAAGGTTAAACAATGGGCGAAAAAGCCAAATACATATTTTATAAATGGTTTAAAGAAAACGGCGTTAGAGTTGCAACCTGATGGCACTTTTAAACATAGTCCACGTTATTATGGCCCAGCAACTGATGAGCATAAAGCGAGAGTGGCTAATTTTATTAAAACAGGTAGGTTATAACTGTAAAGCGTGTGTAAAGCGTGAAAGGTGGTGAGTCAAGTAGCTGATAACAAACAATATTTAAAGAATATGAAAACATTACCAGTAGAGGAACGTAAAAGGCTTGGCTCACTTGGTGGCATTGCTAGTGGAAAGAAACGGCGAGAGAAACGTACATGGAAAGAAATTACTAATGCATTGCTAGATACTCCGTTAAAAGATGGTCAAGTTGATGAGAAGATACAAAGCCTTGCCAGTGCTAAGGGGTTAAATGTAACGGCACAGACGGCTATTGTATTGAAACAGGTAGTTAAGGCTATCAATGGAGATAACAAGGCAGCAGAATTTATATTGACTGTATCGGGCGGGCTCACAGAGAATGAGCAAACAACAGAAGATACTACAAAGCGTGTTGATTTAACCGATGTTATTATTCCGCATTATGACGTGGTAAGTGCTGATATTAAACGGCATAGGCACACGCATTACTGGTTGACTGGCGGACGTGGTAGTACTAAATCGTCATTTGTTGGCATTGAAGTAGTCGATACATTAATGAGCAACAAAGAGTGTCATGCGGTTATCTTACGTAAGGTCGGACAGACACTTAAAAACTCCGTATACGCTCAAATAGAATGGTGTATAGAGAAATTGGGCGTATCTGATAAATTTACTTTTAAGAAATCACCACTGGAGATTATTTATAATCCAACAGGGCAACGGATATTATTTTTGGGTGTTGATGATCCGCAAAAGGTAAAGTCAATTAAATTACCATTTGGGTATGTTGGAATAGTATGGTTCGAAGAATTAGACCAATTCGCTGGCATGAATGAAATACGAAATATAAACCAGTCCTTATTACGTGGTGGTGATAAGTACTGGTGTTTTTATTCTTTCAACCCACCAAAAAGCCGTGATAATTGGGTGAATGTAGAACAATTAACAGATGATGCAGATAGAATGGTAATCAAAAGTGATTACACTATGGTTCCTGTGGAGTGGCTAGGGCAACAATTCGTAAATGAAGCCGAAAAGTTAAAAGAGGCACGGCCTGACCTGTACGCTCATGAATATATGGGCGAAGTAACAGGCACAGGCGGTGATGTATTCCCTAACGTTGAAGAATTAGACATCACAGATGAAATCATAGACACGTTTGATAATGTATTCCATGGCATTGACTTTGGTTTTGCTACTGACCCATTCGTATACATGAAAATGAACTACGATGAAAAACACGATACTATTTATATCTACGATGAAGTATACGGCACTAAATTAACTAATAAGAAAGCTGTAAACCTCATCAAGGATAAAGTAGGCGATAGACCTGTATATTGCGATAGTGCTGAACCTAAATCTATAGCAGAATTCACAGAACTAGGCATAAGAGCATATCCAGTGCGTAAGGGGCCTGATAGCCGTGATTTTAGTATCAAGTGGCTATCAGATAGGGCGAAGATTTACATTGATAAAAAGCGTTGCCCTAACGCATATCGTGAGTTTATGTCTTACGAATTCGCACAAGATAAAGATGGTAATTTTATTTCTAGCTATCCTAAGCACAATGACCATACTATTGATGCGGTGCGTTATGGCTTACGTGAAATCATGGATGGTGCAAGATTTAGCTGGTAAGGGGGTACAATGCTAACAACTAATGAAATGTGGCAAGCAATCATAGAGGGGAACAGTGGCATCTCTGAACGTGAATTCTTGCAAAGTGAAATACGAAAATTTTTAAGCGGTAAAGATAGAAAAGATATGCTGACTGGTAGACGATACTACAAAGGTGAGCATGATGTTTTGAATAAAAAGCGGACTACTATTATTGAAAATGGCAAGTTGCTGGAGCTTGAAAACCTACCGAATTATAAGATTGTTGACAATCAGATAGATGATTTAGTAGACCAAAAAGTCAATTATATGTTAGGTAAACCGCTTGAAATTAAGACGGAAGATGACCGCATCACTGATATATTTAACCGTAAATTCCAACGTACACTATTAAACGTATGCAGCGATTCGCAAATAGCTGGTAAAGGGTATTTGTATCCATACATCGATGCAAATGGCGATATTGCTTTTAAGCGTTTAAAACCTGAAAACATTCTTCCATTTTGGCGTGATGATGATCATACACAGTTAGATGCATTTGTCTATATGTACGATATGGAAGTATATACTCCGCTCGGTGCAAATCAAACAGTAACTTTTGTAGAATTTTACACAAAATATAAAGTAAAGTACTATACCTATCAAAATCAAAACTTGTACATCAATCAAGAGAAGGACGAGCAACGATATATTAACGCTGGCAACGTGTTCTATGATTGGGGCCAAGTGCCTTTAATCTGTTTTAAGGGTAATCATATAGAACAACCTATTATTAATCGTGTTAAGTGCTTACAAGATACATTGAATGATATGTATTCGATGTTAGCAGACAACATGATAGAAGATAGTCGGAATACCATTCTAGTATTGAAGAACTATGACGGCACAGATTTGGCAGACTTTAGACAAAAGCTAGCACAGTATGGTGCAGTCAAGATTAATACAGTCAATGGTGATGGCGGTGTTGAAACCTTGCATATTGAGGTGAATACAGCTAACTTTCAATTCATTATCCATGCATTGAAAACGGCAATTATAAAAAATGGCCGTGGATTTGATGCGAAAGATGATAGAATGGCTAACAATCCTAATCAGATGAATATCATGAGCATGTATTCTGATATTGATTTGGATAGTAACCAACTTGAAGTAGAATTCCAGGCATCATTTGAAAAGATGCTGGAGTTTATCGGACAGTACTATAACATCCTAGGTAGTAACGCACTTGATGATGTGGAATTCATATTTAACAAACTCACACCAGTCAATGAGGGCGAAATTATCAACAATTGCCGTAATAGTGTAGGTATCATCTCCAATGAAACAATCGTATCCAATCATCCATGGACATTAGACACTAATGAAGAATTAGAACGATTAAAGAAAGAACAGGCTGAATTAATGCCTGACTTTGTAATTACTAATGGCGGTGAGGAACATGGCGAATGATTATTGGCAAAAGAGATATGAACGTATCCTAGACGAATCATTTCAAAAGGCAACGCTAACAGATGAGGAAATCAAAAAACAGTATGCACGAGCATTAAGGCGAATGGAGAAGGCTATTAATGATTGGTATCGTAGGTTTGCCAATGAAAACGGCATTACATTACAAGAGGCACGAAAGCTACTTGATAAGTACGAAATGAAAGCCTTTAAGATGGACTTGAAAGAGTTTGAAAAAGAGGCGAAACAACTCGGAATGTCTAAGGAGCATCAACAAATGCTATCTAATGCATCGATACGTGAGCGGTTAAGCCGTGAGCAGATGCTATATATCAATATGGTGCATGAAATAGAAGTCATGGCACATAGTCAAAATGTATCTGTTAAGGATATGCTTGATGATGTGTATAGATCATCAGTATATAAAAGTGCATACACAGCACAAACGCAACGAGGCACGTATTCAATGATTAATAGTATTGATAGTAAGCGAGTGGATAGTGTTGTAAATAGCCAATGGGCAAATGATGGCCAAGATTTCAGCAGTCGCATATGGAGTGATAAGGTCAAGTTAGTAGCTAATTTGCAGAATGATTTCACGCAAGCGTTGATGATTGGCCAAGGTGCTGACACTATGGCGGATAACCTGAGCAAGCGTATGAAAACATCGTATAGCAACGCTAAAAGGCTCGTAGAAACAGAAACAGCACGAGTACATGAACAGGGTTTTCTTGATAGCATGGCGGAACTCGATGTGGATAAGTTGGAGATACTAGCTACGCTAGATAGTCATACATCACCTATTTGTAGGCGAATGGATAGAAAGATTGTTAGGCGTGTGGATGCTAAACCTGGCGTTACTGTTCCGCCGTTCCATTGTTATTGCCGTTCTACTACCATTCCCTATATAGAGGGGTTAGATGGCGAAACACGAACAGGCAGAAATAAAGATGATAAAAGCATCGATGTTGATGGTGCTATTACCTATGAAGAATGGGAAAAACAATATATTAACTAATAAGCAGCTTAACGGCTGCTTTTTTAATTGTCATTTTAGTATTGTTGGACGATAACTAACAAGACCGTAATTGTGAGGTGTGGCTCACGATAATAAAGCGAAATGGGTATTTGTAATAAGGGGGTCAATATGACTAAAGACGAATTAATGAAGTTAGGTTTGAGCGAAGAAGTAGCAGACAAATTGGTGGAAGATTACGGCAAGAATTACGTATCGAAAGACCAATTCAATGCGAAAAATGACAAACTCAAATCGGTAGAGGGGGAATTATCAAAGGTACGTGGCGAAATTGATAACCTTCAAAAAGCCAATGCTAACAACGATGAATTAAAGAAACAAATCGATGCATTGAAAGCTGATTCAGAAAAAAGAACCACTGAATACGAGGCGAAAATCAAAAGCATGGAAATCGATAATATCGTGAATACGGCATTGAGTGGTGTCAAATCTAAGAACAATAAAGCTGTGCGTGCTTTGTTAGATCTAAACGATGCAAAAATTGAAAACGGCGAAATTAAAGGGCTCAAAGACCAATTAGATGCGGTCATGAAAGAGAACCCTTTTTTATTTGGCGAAAACACAAAACCAACAGGCACACCAGCTGGCAATGAGGTCGGTAAGCATGGCACACCTACGATTACATCAAAGGAATTTGCCAAGATGAACTATGCTGAACGCTCGAAACTTTACGATGAAAATCAAGAACTTTATAACCAATTATCAAAAGGAGAATAAAAATATGAGCAAACAAAAATTCACATTTGATTTGCAACACTTTGCAACAGGCACTACTATTTCTACTAATATGATTAAACCGCAAGTTATGGCTGACATGGTGTCCGCTGCTTTGCCTAAAGCAATTAAATTTACACAAATTGCAACGTTCGATAACACTTTGGTCGGTCAACCAGGTGAAAGCGTAACAGTCCCAGTATGGGGGTATATCGGTGATGCAGTAGACCTTACTGAAGGTACACCAATGAATACAGAACAAATGACTGCATCCACTGATGATTACAAAATCAAAGAGGCTGGCAAAGCGGTTGAATTGACGGATAAAGCTATCCTTACAGGTTTGGGTGACCCAGTTGGTGCGGCTGCTCAACAATTATCTATGTCTATTGCATCTAAAGTTGACAACGATGTATTGACTGCATTGAGTGGTGCTACACTTACTTCTGTTTCTACAAATGCAATCTCTTACAACGGCATTGTTGATGCGGTTGCTAAATTTGATGAAGAACAAGAAGGCGTAGTGAAATATTTATTTATTTCCCCAGCACAAGAAGCAACATTGCGTAAAGACCCTAACTTCATCGACAAAAACAAATACGGCAACGATGTAATGGCTAGTGGTGTACTTGGTAAAATCGCTGGTTGCAACGTTGTTGTATCTCGTAAAATCGTAGAAGATGCTGGCAACTTCAACAACTATATCGTTCAAGTTTCACCAGAAGCAGAAGATGGCATTCCAGCACTTCCAGCAGTAACAATTTTCATGAAACGTGATGCTGTAGTAGAAACTGATCGTGATGTATTGAAACGTACAAACGTTATTACAGTTACTGAACATTACATTGCAGCATTGACTAATAAATCCAAAGTTGTAAAAGCAACATTCAAAAAATAGTAGGTGAAATTATGGGAATGTTATTAAGACGATACCACAAAGTATCT